GAGGTCGACCTGTCGCACCCCGACCGCCCCGGCTGCCCCGTAGAGTGGCGGCCGGGGCGGGCTCATGCCGGGGCGGGATCGCGTCAAAGTTCCAAGAATCTCAGACCAAGCGCCTGCGCTTAGTCTGGTCTGACGCGACCTGCAAAAACGCAGGTGAGCACATCGCTTATCCCCCGCACACCTTCTAAGCGCTTGGCCGCAGGTTCGAGTCCTGCCGGGGGCGCAAACACCCTCTGACCAGCGAAAACGCTGGTCTTCTTCTTTGTCCCCGCCTATGCACATCGCTATCAGGCCAAGCGCCTTGACTGTCCACGATCGTGGGCATCATGGTGGAGCATGGCAGATGAGCGGTACAACATCGCGCCCATGGCTGCGTCATGGCTGCGCTCCCTCAAGTCCGAGAACAAGAGCGACAACACGCTACGTATCTACGGAAACGCGGTCCGACAGTTCGGCCGGTTCCTGCTAGACCAGGACGACGGGTATCGGCCGGTTGCCGACGAGGAAGGCACCCCCGGCCGGCCCGCCCCGACCGACCTCGACGAGGTGCACCGCGAGCACGTGCAGGCGTACATCGCGCACACGATCAAGCGAACGTCCCCGGCGAACGCACATCAACACTTCCGGGCGCTGCGTACCTTCTTCCGCTGGTTGGAGGACGAGGAAGAGATCGACCGCACCCCCATGCGGACCATGAAAGCGCCGACGGTCCCCGAGAAAGAGGTGCCCGTCATTCCCGACGACGCCCTCGTGCGGTTGCTGAAGACGTGCAAGGGGCGGACGTACGCCGACCGCCGCGACACCGCGATCATTCTGCTGTTCATCGACACGGGCCTGCGTCTCAGCGAACTGACCGACCGTAGGGTCGACGACCTCGACCTCGACCTGAAGGTGCTGCGGGTCATCGGCAAGGCAGGGATTCCGCGCAGCGTGCCGTTCGGAGCGAAGTGCGCGACTGCTCTCGACCGGTATCTGCGGGCTGCCGCGAAGCACAAGGGGAAGGCACTCGACGAGGGCATGTGGCTGTGGTGGGGCGACCGCGGGCAGAAGGGGCACCGGCTGACGATCTGGGGCGTGGGAACGATGATCGAGCGCCGTTGCCAAGAGGCCGAGATCGCTCACGTCCATCCGCATCAGTTCCGGCACACCTTCGCGCATCAGTGGCGGCTCGACGACGGGAACGAGGACGACCTGATGCGCATCACGGGTTGGCGGTCGCGGCAGATGCTGTCCCGGTACGGCGCGTCGGCCGGCGCCGAGCGCGCCCGGAAGGCTCACGCGCGCATCAGTCCAGCCGACCGGCTCGGGTAGGTGGACAGAACTGCGCCCCGGTGCCCGGCTCGTCGGCGAGCCGGATGCCGGGGCATTGCAGTGCGGTGGGTGGGGGGTTCCTAGTCTCGCCGCACTTCGAGATTGCCGACGAGCTGCGGGATACGAAGGCACAGAAGCGCGAGCGCCGCAGCCTCGTCGATCTGCTGGGGATCATGAGCAAGCCTGACGTACTTCCCAAAGTCGCGGTACACCATCGGCGTACCGTGATCGAGTTCGGCCTGCTCGACTCGCACATCTGTCAACGTTGACCCCCTGTTCCCGCCGTTCGAATGTGCGCAGCACAAATCGAACCGGCGTTCGACACGCGCGAGGCTCGATCACTCTACGACGAGCGAGGCTGTAAACACAGGGCGTATCAGCAGCAACAGCGGGTCATCTCGTGACCCTGATCAGCAAGGTTAAACGGGGCCTCACGGAAGATCACCCGTTCGAGTGACCGCTTACTGCTCGGCGTCCCACCGGTCTGCTACGGCCTGCGCCTTATCGGTGGGTTCGCCCTCGGATCCGACGAGCCGGATCATCTGCGCCGGCGCACCCTTGGTCAGCTCGGCGGCGGTATACCCGATCACCTGCAGGTGTGCAGCGGCCGCGACGATCTCGCGGTCGAGACCGAGACCGATAGCGATCGCGCCGACGAGCTGCGGCGTGACGTCGTACCCTTGGTCACCGATGATCTTGGCGACGAGGCTCTTACTGGGCGACCATTCGGTGTCCGGGTCCACAGCGACAGCGGAGAACTCACGCGTCGACATACGTCGCCCCCGACCGACGTGCGCCTTCACGAGTTCCGTGAGCGCGTCTCGCTGCTGTGGCATCCCTCCGCCTCTCTAGGCTCATCTGTCCACGCCCAAACTCGGGCGTATGCACGAAATTGCAGTTCAGGGCGTACAACCTTTTTTGCCTGCGAGACATTGTCCACGATCAGGGGCAGTCGTGGGGCACCGGGGGCAGGGTCGGCCGATTCTTAACCTCCCCATAAGCTGCCCACGATCGTGGACACCGCTCTAGCGATGTGCTCTACTGGAGCTGTCCACGATCGTGGGCAGCAAACGGAGGCGCATTCATGGACCCTGCCCGGCTCTATCTGACCAGCGGTGACATGCTGCGCGGACTGATGACCTGGGCGCCGGGTGGCGGATCGTTCGACATCCGGAAGCTAGCCGGAGCCGTGGGCGTCTCGAAGAGCAAGATCGGCGCACTGCTGTCGGGTGAGCGACCTTCGGTCACGGAGGACGTTGCCGACCGCATATGCGAGGTGCTCGACGTACGACGAGACGCTCTTTTTTACGACCGACTGCCCACGCCCATGGGCGTGGGCAGCGATCCTCAGGGAGGGACACACCGTGAACACGAGCGAGCGGTCACTGCAGATGAGGTTCGCGGCTCATGTGAGCTGGGCGAACACGACCGACCGGTCGAGCCGTACCGCCGCAGCGCGTAAGGCGTCGCATCACACGCGGTTCGTCGACATGGCGCGCGAGCAGCACCCCGACGCGACCGAGCAGCAGATCGAGCAGATCGCCGAGTCGCTGCGCAAGGCGCACTACACCGCGCTCGCCCTCAAGTCGGCCGCCGCCCGCCGCGCAAAGCGCGAGATCGCCGAGGCGGCGAGGAAGCGCGAGGCGCAGCGGCAGATCGAGCAGTACCGCCCCGGCTCGGCCGCCGCCTGATCTTCCCCCGGACGCGAGTCGGGGCCGCCCCGGACCGGCATCCGGACGACCCCTGTCGGCTCGCTCCCCACTCAACACAGAAAGCGAGGCACGTGCCTTGAGCGCACAGCCTATCCCCCTGCACCTCGTGAAGGCGCCGGCGCCCGACCCGCAGTTCGCGGTCGAGGCGGCGATCGACTACCTCGCGCTGCCGACCGCGCGGCCGCCGCTCACCCGCGAGGACGGCGTGCACGTCGTCGTCGCCGACAGCGAGCAGTTCGCCGCGTGGGTGTTCGCCCTCGGCGGCGACGTGCACCGCGCGCCCTCCCTCGACGGGGCGTCGCTGTGGACGCTGCGCACCGAGACGCCGCAGCGCGCCGACGGCTCGACCGTCCGGATCCTCGTGCACGTCGCGCTCGTGCACGACGAGTTCGTGCCCGTCGAGTTCCGCGGGCCGGTGTCGGCATGACGAACTCACGCATCGAGCGGGCCGCCCGCATCATCGCCGGCGCGATCGTCCACGACACCTCGGCCGACCCCGCCCTCGCCGCCGCGCAGGCGCTCGACGACCTCGGGCTGCTCGCCCCGTCCGCCGGCTCGTTCGCGGCGCCCGGCAGGAACCGGCCCGAGCCGAGCCCGGCCGCACTCGCCGCCCTCGCCGAGTGCCGCAAGGCGAAGGATGCCGCCTACTCGGCGAGCGTCGAAACCGCGGGCATGCCGGGCGCCCCGTCCGTGACCGCGCTGCGCGGCGAGGTGACGTTCGTCGTTCACCCGCAGTCGCTCGCCGACTGGCGGCAGTGGACGCACGCGCTCGGCGTCGCCGACGCCCGCGGCAGCTCGACCGGCGGATCGATGGTCGTCCGCTGCACGTACGGCGGTGTCCGTGCCCGCCTCGTCGGGGTCGGCGTGCCCGCCATGTACGGCGACATGCACGCCCGCACCGGCCGCCGGACGGCGGTCCGTCCGTGATCGAGAACCTCGCCGTCGCCGCCGTTCTGCTGCTCGTCGCTGTCGTCCTGATCGCCGCCTCGTCTTCCGGGGGTTCCTGATGACCAATCCCGCTGTGCCCGTTGACGGGCCGTACCGCATCACGACCGAGCCGATCCCGACCGGCGTGACCCTCGACGTCGAGCCGTTCGTGCAGCGCGTCGTGACCGACGTCGTCGAGGCGCTGCTCACCGACCGGTTCCTCGACCGGTTCGACGGGCTCGTCGACATGCAGGCGCGTGACCCGCACCTGATCGAGCGGCCGGGCGATCTTCCGTTCGAGGGACTCGTCGACGACCTGGTCGCCGAGGTGCGCACCAAGCTGCCGGTGTACGGCCGGCAGTGCGCGCGCCTCGCCGAGCGTCTGCTCGTGCTCAGCCTCGCCGGACAGGTGCGGTCGCTCACCGACCGCCGTGCGGCCGCCGCGCAGCGCACCGAGGGAGGTGCGGCCGCGTGAAGATCACACACCGCGATGAGTGGCACGTGAAGGTCACTCTCAAGCCGCGCCGCCCCGCCGACATCGGGCTCACCGGTCTCGACGACCTCGCCGAGTTCGTCGCGTTCGGAGCGCCGATCACGGTTGCGGTTCTGCCGCGCCGCCTCGGCAAGCTCGCGGCCGGCATGGTCGTGAGCGACGGCATGGTGAGCCGGGACGTCGAGGGCGACTACCGCCGCCGCTGCGAGGAAATCGCGGCCGAGCTGCGCGGCCGCCCGCACGTCGCCGAGGTCGCCGTCGCCTGCACCGAGACGCATTTCTGCTCGCACTGCAACCTGCAGTGGGAAGCGCTGACCGCCGCCGAGGCGGCCGACCCGGCGTGCCGACAGGACGAGCGCAGCGTCGAGGGCGAGCCGGTGTGCTGCGTCGAGGCGATCGCCGAGTTCCGTACCGAGCGGGGTATCCCGCAGCTCGTCGAGGCGGGTGAGGCGCGGTGACCGCCCTCGACAACGCCCGGCGCGCGATCGCCGCGGGGCAGAGCGAGTACAACCTCGCCAAGCTGCCCGAGTGGCGCCTCGCGGACCCCGGCTATCTGGGGCCCGGCGAGCCGCAGTGCATCGCGCCCGCCTGCCCGCATCCCGAGCACGAGCGGGGCGACGCCGGTATGTACTCGTGCTGCCCCGGACCCTTCGTCGACATCGGCGACCGCGTGCTCGCCGAGTACCTGGTCGCGCTGCTGAACGCCGACCGCGAGGCGGGTGAGTCGGCATGAGCGCCCGACACGAGGCGCACGCCGCCCTCACGCGGGCCGGATACGGGGCACCCGGGGCCGACCGGCTGCTCGACCGGGTCGCCGCCGAGGCGGCCGAGGCAGCCCGCCGCGAGCTGCTCGGCGACGACCTCAACCCGTCCCGGCTCGCCCTCGACGCGCAGGCGTACCGGCAGCTCGCCGACGCCGTGCTCGCCACCATGGGCAACCCGGACCGGTGGGACCTCGACGGCGCCGAAGAGTGGGTGCTCGCGCAGTACGTGCAGCACCTCGCGGCGCAGCTCGCCCTCGCGGTCGAGTTCCGCGTGCCGCTGCCGGACGGGCTCGGCAGCGGGTACGGCGAACTCGTCGTGCAGCGCGAAGCGTCCGACTCGGACCGGTGGGCCGTCACCGACGGCGCGGTGTCCGGGCTGCGGGCGTGGGTCGACCCGGTCGGGTGGCAGTACGTCGGGGAGGTCGGTCGCGCTCTGGCGTACCGGTACGGGCTCGACGAGGCGCTCGAACTTGCCGAGGACGTCGCCCGGATCGAGCAGGAACAGGACGACGCCCGGATCCGCGAGGCCAGTGAGAAGAGCAGCCGCGCAGCGGCCGATGCCACTCGCGAGCCGACGCAGGCGGGCGGCGACCAGTGACCGACCCGAAATGGGCCGTCGCCACCGAGCGGGGTCGGTACTACACCGACCCCGCCGGGGGCCCGGACCTGATCAGCATCACGAACGCGCTCAGCAGCATCGCGAAACCGGCGCTCGTGCCGTGGGCGGCCGGGATGACCGCCGACGCCGTGATCGCCGACCCGATCGTGACCGCTCGCCGGGCGCGCACCGAGCCGACGGCGCTGCGGCGCGAACTCGTCGCGGTGTCCCGCGGGTACACCGAGCGGGCGCAGAACCTCGGTACCCGCGTGCACCTGCGGGCCGTTGCGCTCGTGCTGAACACCCCGCACGCGTACGACGAGGAAGTCGAGCCGTACGCCGTCCAGTTGGCCGCATGGTTCCGGCTGTGGCGCGTTCGGTTCGACCAGGACGTCGAGGCTGTCGAGACGACCGTGATGCACCGCAAGCGCGGGTACGCCGGTACCGGCGACCTGTGGGTGTGGCTGCCGACGGGCCCGTTCCGGCGGCGGCAGCTCTGGCTCGTCGACTACAAGACGAGCGCGAAGAAGCCGGCCGACACGGTGTACGACGAGCAGCCGCTGCAGCTCGCCGCCCTGCGCCACGCGCCCGAGTGGCTGCTGCCCGACGACAGCAGCGAGCCCGCCCCGCGCGTGCACCGCACCGCGCTGCTCAACCTGCGGCCGCGCTCGCACCGGTTCATCGAGGTGCCGTCGGGCCGCAAGCAGTTCCGTGCGTTCCTCGGCGCCCTCGAAACCTCCCGCTACCTGCACAGCGCGCCGAGCGCATACCCGGCGGTCGTTCCGCCGTGGGCGCCGGGCGCATCCGACCGAAAGGCAGCGTGACCATGGGATCGCGCATCATGACCATGAAGCGGCAGGCGGCCGAACTCGGCCGCATCCGCACCGGCTACAGCCGGCCGAACCCGAAGCCGAACGGGCGGCCGATCCCGGTCAAGTCCAAGACGTTCATTCTCACCTCGCACTCGCGCGAGTACATCGCGGCGGCGGCCGAGCTGTACGGCGGCCGGGTCGAGGAGTGGACACCGCAGGGGCAGCCCGTCGCGCAGTGGCGGGTCGTCACCGAGGCGACCGAACTGCGGGCGATCCTGCCCGCCGGCGACCCGCTCGACCAGGCGAACGAGAAGTGGACGGCGGGCGGGTGCGAGCGGCGCTGTGACGGCGTCACCGAGAAGCTCTCGGGCCGTCCGTGCATCTGCCTCGCGCAGTACGGCGACGACTGGCACGAGCGCAAGCCCGAAGAGGTGTGCCGGCCGACGTCACGCGTCGGCGTGTTCCTGCCCGACCTGCCCGACCTCGGCGTGTGGCGGCTGGAAACGAAGTCGTACTACGCAGCCGACGCGCTCGCAGGCGGGCTCGACACCGTGCTGCAGGCGACCGGCGGTCGCGGGCTGCTGCCCGTGCGCATGTGGATCGAGCAGCGCAAGGCGGTGCGCGGCGGTAAGACCAAGCAGTTTCAGGTGATCGTCGTCGTGCCATCGCTGCCGAAGCTGCGCCACGCGCTCAGCGGCCCGATCAGCACGGCGGCGGCACTCGACCCGGCGAGCCTCGACCGGCCCGCGATCGAGGCGGCGCCCGCCGAGCGGCCCGACTACCTCGCCGAGGCGCGCGGCTGCCGGACGGCCGACGACGTGATCGGGGTGTGGCACAAGGCGCGTGCCGCCGGCCACGGATCCGACGAGCTGCGCGACGACCTCAAGGCGATCGCCGAGGACATCAGCAAGGGGATCGACCCGCGGACCGGTGAGGTCGGCGACCAGGACGACGACGGCGACGACGAACTCGGGCCGGACGACGAGGGCGTGTACGACGTCGAGGTGCTCGGCGAGGGCGACGAGCCCGCCCGCGAGGACGCACCGGCCGCGCAGCCGCGGGGCGAGTGGCCGGCGGCGGCACAGCCCGGGTCGGGGGCACGCCGATGACATGGCACCTCGGACAACTGGCCGCGTTCGACCTTGAGACGACCGGCGTCGACGTCGAGACCGACCGGATCGTGACCGCCGCCGTGCACGCCCTCGGCGGCCGCGAGGGGGGCGAGTCGCACGAGTGGCTCGCCGACCCGCAGATCGAGATCCCGGCCGAGGCGACCGCCGTGCACGGGATCACGACCGAGCGGGCGCGCATGGACGGCGACCCGGCCGACATGGTCGCCGACCAGGTTGCGGCGTTCCTCGCCGTGCAGGTGCGCGCCGGGGTACCGGTCGTGGGGCACAACGCTCCGTTCGACCTCACGCTGCTGGACCGCGAGCTGCGGCGGCACAAGCTGCCGACGCTCGACGAGCGGCTCGGCGGCCGGCCGCTGTACGTGATCGACACGCGGGTGCTCGATCAGCATGCGATCCCGTACCGGAAGCGGCCGAGTGAGGAGCAAGGGGCGCGGCAGCTCGTCACCCTTGCGCAGGTCTACGAGCTGCAGTGGGACGCCGAGGCGGCGCACGGCTGCTCGTACGACGCGCTCGTCGCCGCCCGGATCGCCTACCGGATCGGCGTGCTCGCCCACACCCGGCGGGCGGACTGGCCCGAGCACATCCGAGGCGAACGCCGCGTGCGCTTCGGCGCGTTCCGTGACCTCACCCTCGCCGAGCTGCACGAGCGGCAGATCGAACTCGCCGCCGAGCAGGCAGCCGGCCTGCAAAAGCACTTCCGCAAGACCGACCCGAACGCCGTCGTCGACGGCGCGTGGCCGCTGCGCCCGTGGGTCGACCCGACCGCCGCCGAGGGGGCAACAGCATGACCGAGCGACCCATGATCGGAATGGACGTCGGCGCCGACGGCGAGGCCGTGATCGTCGTCGTGCAGGCCGACGGCTCGTACCGCGTGCACGCCGACGGCGTGTGCAAGGCGATCGCCGCCGAGCTGCTGCGCGGGATCGCCGACCGGCTGCGCGCCGAACACGGCCCGTTCCCCTGCCGACCGCGCCCCACCGGACGGCAGCCGCGCGAGGACGAGGCAGCGGACCCGTACGCCGGCAGCCTCGACCGCGAGCGGAAGGTATGGCGCGACGGCCGCGGCGACTCGTGGGACCTGTCGCTGCGGTGGGCCGACCAGACCGACAGCGTGTGGGAGTGGCACGGCACGACCGGGCAGTTCGGCGAGCCGATCCTGCGCTGCGAGGACGGCGAGACACAGCCGCTCGGCACGCTGCGCGCCATGTACGGGCCGATCACCCCGCTGTCGGGCGGTGCGGCGTGACGATCATCCCCGGACTGATCGCGCCCGGCGTGCTGTCGCCGGTCGAGGACGCCGTGACCAACCCGGCCGGACTGCGCGTGATCGGACTCGACCTGTCACTGACGTCGACGGGCGTCGCGCTGCCGGACGGCACGACGTACCGGATCAAGACGCGCGACAAGGACGGCGATCGCCGGCTGCTGCACATCCGCGACAGCATCCGCGACGACCTCGCCGACCACCGGCCGCACCTCGCGGTCGTCGAAGATCTGCCCAAGCACGCCATGTCGGCCGGGTTGACCGCGAAGGTGCACGGCATCGTCCTCGGTGAGCTGCTCGACGCCGGCGTGCCGTACGGGTACATCGTCCCGGCGACGCTCAAGGCGTACGCCTGCGACAACGGGCGCGCCGACAAGGCTGACATGGCGGCGGCCGCCTACCTCGTGGCAGGCGCTGAGTTCGCGCACGACAGCGGCGGCGATCAATGCGACGCATGGTGGCTGCGCGCCGCGGGGCACGACTGGCTCGGGCTGCCGCTGTTCGACATGCCGCAGGCGCAGCGGGACCGGCTGAGCAAGGGGAAGTGGCCGAACGCGTACGCGCAGCGGTACGTCATGGGCGCGGCCGCGTGAAGCGCCGCAGCGCCTCGCCCGGCGCGTCGACGATCCCCGGAACGTCTGTCCCGCCGCCCCGGCCGACGCTCGACGACACCATTCGCGCGACCGCCCGCCCGGTTCCCCCGGTTCCGGGGCAGCAGCCGCTCGTCGTCGACGGGCCGCGCATCGCGTCGTTCTGCACCGGCTACGGCGGGCTGGACATGGCCGTGCAACGCGTGCTCGGCGGCTCCCTGATGTGGGTGTCGGATATCGACCCGAGCGCCTGCAAGATCCTCGCCCACCGATTCCCCGAGGTGCCGAACATCGGCGATCTGACAGTCGCCGACTGGCGGCGACTCGTCACTCTCTACGGCCGCCCCGACCTCGTCTCGGGGGGCTATCCGTGCCAGCCGTTCAGCATTGGCGGCCGACAGAAAGGAACCGATGATGACCGGCACATCTGGCCCGATATTGCCCGTGCCCTTCGCGTTCTACGACCCCGGATCGCAGTCTTTGAGAACGTCCGCAACCACCTTCGGATCGGATTCGACACCGTACTCGCAGACCTTGCCGGTATCGGGTTCGATGCGGAATGGGTCGTTGTACGCGCGTGCGACGTTCTCGGCTGTCACCTCCGCGAGCGGCTGTTCATCCTTGCCGTTGCTCAAGACGCCGACGGCGAACCTTGGGTCGAATGGCGGCAGTCAGCATCCCGACAGGCGGATAGCGGGTGGGCACGGTCCGACGCTGGCCGACGAGGTCGAGTGGCTGCTGCCGACGCCGACGACCTCGCAGCACGACGACGGGAAGGATCCGGCGGTCTGGCGGGCGCGCCGGGAACGGCTGCGGGACAAGCACGGGCAGGGCGTCGGTACGCCTCCGCTGTCGGTACTGGCCCGGACACTTGGGGACGGTTCGCCCCCGCCGTCGCGCGGTGGTCGGAAGCGTTCGGCGTCGAGCCACCCCGGCCAACTGACGATCGAGGCCGGCTGAACACCGAACTCGAAGAGTGGATGCAGGGGCTGCCCCCTGGCCACGTGACGCAGGTACCCGACCTCGGCCGGCAGGGGCAGCTCAAGGCACTCGGGAACGGGGTGTTCCCGCGGCAGGCCGAGGCTGCGCTGCACGTGATGTTCGACCGCCTCGACCAGGACGCTATCCGGCGCGCGGCGGCATGACCGGGATCGGGCCGACGATCGGCAACCCGCATCCCGGCTACGGGCTGCGGGTGCGCCTCGACAGCAACAAGGCGAAGACCCTCGCCGCCGGCGACTACTCGTGCCCCTGCGGGCGCGCCGAGGACGCCGTCGGATACGCCGAGGTCGAGGCGCTCGTGATCCGGTACGGCCGCCACCAGCGCGACGACTGCCCGATCCCCGAGATACGAGCAGCGGCCGCCCGTCACTACGCGGCGCTGCAGCAGTCCCTCAAGAAACGACGGAGGAAGTAGACATGCCGAAGCTGGACGACGACGCCGAGGTCGAGGTGAAGCTCGACGGCGCGGCCGCGATGCTGCAACAGGCGATCCCGGCGATCCTGCGCCGCGGACTGTTCGAGGCGCCCGGCGCCCGGATCGTCGCGGTCGTCGAGTTCGCGAGCACGATGTACACCGGACACGCCCGCGACGAAGACAAAGACCCGCAGGTGAAACTCAGGATCAAGCTCGCCGAGGTCGCGGCCGACGGCGACCGGATCCGGCTGCTGCGCGAGGTCATGCGCGCCATGTACCGCGAGCGCAAGATGAACGGCACCCTCGACGTCCTGCGAGC